TAGTGAGGACGTGCAGTTTATACTTGGTGAAGAACAACTTACAAAGATACTCAAGTCATCATCTATATTAGGACTACCAGATTTATCTGTTGTAGGTGAGACAGGTATAGTCAAACTTGTTGTAAGTGATCGTAAGAACGATACCTCTAATGATTTTGCTGTTATAGTTGGAAAAACTGATAAGACATTCTCTTTCAACTTCAAGATAGAAAATATAAAACTCATACCTGGTACATACCAAGTTTCAATATCATCCAAAAATCTAGCAAAGTTCTATAACACAGCATACAGACTTACATATTTCATAGCACTTGAACCAGATTCAAGTTATGAGGGATAATGAAACATATATTATTTGAACTACGTGGATGTCCTAAGGAATTACTAGATGATGAAGAGAATATAAGATTATCTTTACACGTTGCTGCAGCGAGTGCTAAATCAGAGTTGTTAAACATATCTGCACATAAATTTGACCCACAAGGTGTGACAGGTTTAGCAATGCTTGCTGACAGTCACATTAGTATACACACATGGCCTGAAAAAAATCTTGCAATGTGTGATATTTTTACATGCGGTGTTGACGCTGTACCTATGGAGGCAGTAGAATATCTAAGTAAACAGTTTCAAGCACTAGATACTACGTATACCCAACATGAAAGAGTTTGACTATGACCTCAATTACAAAGAACTTGACTTTTCAGATGCAGAGACTAGGAAGCTTTATCGCATTGGAAGGGGGGAACAAGGAGTACTATTGGTTCGCCCTTATACTAACGATATATGTGCTCATTGGAGATTCAAAACTCCTGAGATCGCAGTAAAATCATCTCAAAAAATATTTGAGATGTACCTTGAGTACAGGGACGATAAGGATTTTATCGGCATGGATATGTGTCGTAAATTTTTAGAGATGGGATTTACAAGGTCAAGGAGATATGCTAATCATCGCACAGGAAAGAAATATGACGATGAAGGCAAGGTAAGACCCCAAGAACCAGATCATGCTACTTGTCATTTTGCTCAGTCTGCCACTATATTCAAACGTGTGAGAGATGCTGTTGCGAAAAGTGACGAGTATGTTAGCATGCGAAAACAATGGAGAGATAATGAATAGTCAGAATGTCTTAGTGTCCGTGCCAGTTTATACCAAAATTCTTGACATAGACAATGACAAACTGAAAACTATTATACAAAATCATAGAAAAGTATTTAATAAAGGAGAATCTTCTAATGTCAAGGCATGGCATAGTTCATACAAAACTCACAAAATAAATCCACACTTTCAACCTTACATTGATAAAATTTTACAAGAGATCAAAGATATAAAAAAATATGATAATAAGTTTTGTGGTATAGCAGCGTTTGAATCTACATTATATCTCAGAGATTTTTGGGCAATCATGTATGAGAATTCAGATTATACAAGAAGTCATGCTCATTTCCCTTGTCCTTATGTTGCATCATATTATGTTGAAGCATCACCTGATTCGTCACCAATTCATTTTGATGGTGTGCAGACGTTGAAAATTATGCCTGAGAGTGGTATGCTTGTAGTGTGGCCAGGTACTCTCTACCACTCAGTCCCACCTACACATGGTAAGAGGACTGTCTTAGCAATGAATCTTCTAGTGAAAAATGAGTGACTTTATATGGGTTGAGAAATACAGACCCAAAACAATTGATGATTGTATTCTACCTGATGGTATCAAGAATACTTTCAAAGAGTTTGTCAATGAAGGTGAGATACCTAACTTGTTGCTTGCAGGTCCGCCTGGTATTGGTAAGACTACAGTGGCAAAGGCATTATGTGAACAATTAGGGTGTGATTATTATGTTATCAACGGTTCTGACGAAGGTAGATTCTTGGATACGGTGCGTAATCAAGCGAAAAACTTTGCGTCAACGGTCTCTCTCACGTCTAATGGAAGTCACAAAGTCATTATCATCGACGAAGCAGACAATACCACTTCCGATGTACAACTCCTTCTTAGAGCGAACATTGAGGCATTCTACAAAAACTGTAGATTCATATTCACTTGCAATTACAAAAATAAAATCATTGAACCTCTCCATAGCAGGTGCTCTGTTGTGGACTTTAGTATTAGTAGACAGGATAAACCATCTATCGCAGCACAATTCTTCACAAGAATAAATCAGATACTAGAAGAGGAGGATGTAGAGAGTGACAAGAGAGTCATAGTAGAACTGATAAACAAATACTTTCCTGATTGGAGACGTGTACTCAACGAGTGCCAGAGATATTCTGCAGGTGGTAAGATAGACACAGGTATATTAGCGGTTCTTACTGACTCTAATGTAAAGGAACTTGTAGACTATCTTAAGAAAAAAGAGTTTCCAAATGTCAGGAAATGGATAGTTCAGAACCTAGATAACGATACTAATGCTATACTTAGAAGTGTATACGACTCAATCTACGAGTCTATGAAACCAAAATCAATACCTGAGGCAGTATTGATTATTGCTAAGTATCAATATCAGTCTGCCTTTGTTGCTGATCAAGAGATAAATCTATTGGCAGCATTGACTGAGATCATGTGTAACTGTGAATTCAAATGAGTAAATTTCTTGTAACTGGTGGGTCTGGTTTCATCGGTTCTCACATAGTCGATAGACTATGCCAAAATCCAAACAACGAAGTAGTTGTAATTGACAACGAGTCTGCTGTATCTAATGAAAAATTTTATAACAATCCACTCGCTGAGTATCATTCTTTTGACATCCGTGATATGGATGCTTGCTATCCTTTATTTGAGGGTGTGGATACCGTCTTCCATCTAGCAGCATTCAGTAGAATACAAGTTGCAATGCAAAATCCACAGGCATGCATTGAGACTAATATTCAAGGCACCATCAATATGTTGGAGTGTGCAAGAAAGTGGGGTGTGAGGAGATTTGTCAACTCATCCACATCATCTCTCTATGGTTTAAAAAATGAACCACCATTAGAAGAGACAATGCCAACTGATTGTTTGAATCACTACTCTGCTAGTAAGAGATCAGCAGAGGTCATGTGTCAGATGTACTATAACTTGTATGGTCTCAGAACTGTGACACTAAGATACTTCAATGTATATGGTGATCGTCAACCACTCAAGGGTCTATATGCACCTGTGGTTGGTCTCTTCTTGGAACAGAAGAAGGCAGGTAAACCACTTACCATAGTAGGTGATGGTCTACAACGTAGAGACTTCACTCATGTTGATGATGTTGTCGAAGCGAATATAGATGCCATGATGTGTAATTTCTCTGGTATCGAGATCAACATAGGCACAGGTAAAAATACCTCTGTCATTGAACTTGCTAAAATGATTGGAGGAGACATCGAATATATACCAGAAAGACCTGGTGAAGCAAGAGAAACACTTGCATCAGTATACAAAGCAGCAGTTGCTTTGAACTGGTTCCCTCGTAAATCAATTGAAGACTACATTCATGAAGAACTTGAAAACACCCCTGCGTTATCCTGGCGGTAAGAGCAGAGCAATCACAAAGATCAGTGAGTTTTTTCCTGATCTTAGTAAGTATGATCAATTTAGAGAACCATTTGTAGGTGGTGGGTCAGTTGCCTTATGGGTAACTAAGACCTACCCTGACCTACTGATATGGGTAAATGATCTGTACGAACCATTATATAATTTTTGGACACAGTTGCAGACAAACGGTGGCGAGATGCAAGATATATTATCAAAGATAAAAGAAGAGAATCCTGATCCTGATAAAGCAAAAGAACTATTCATAGAGTGTAAAAATCAAGTATCAACTGGCGATGATTTAGATCGTGCTGTTGCTTTTTATATTATCAACAAGTGTAGTTTTAGTGGACTAGGGGAGAATAGTTCGTTCTCAGCACAAGCAAGTGATTCCAATTTTTCTATGAATGGCATAGAAAAACTCACAGGATATCAGAATCTTATCAAGTATTGGAAAATCACTAATTTATCTTATGAACATATGCTTGACGGTGAAGGTTGTTTCGTATACCTTGATCCACCTTATGAGATAGGATCAAATCTTTATGGTAAAAAAGGTGGTATGCACAAGTATTTTCATCATACTAGATTCTCTGAAGCGTGTTGTAATTCAAATCATAATATGCTTGTCAGTTACAACTCGTCAAATCTAAATAAAAGAAGATTCGCTGATTGGAAAGCAGCAGAGTACGATCACACTTACACGATGAGATCGACTGGTGATTACATCAAAGAACAAAAGAAAAGAAAGGAACTTGTACTGACAAACTATGAAAACATTCCAACAATTCATTGATGATATCCCTGAGTTAGATGAGAGCAGCATGTCTCGCATCAAGGCACAGTCTGATAAGGGTGGCACTGCTGTGATGTCTGCATCAAGAGGAGACAAATCAAACAAAGAAAATAGAGCAAGAGCAAAGAAACTTGACAAAGATATTCGTGGTAAGTTTGGTAAGGGTGCAACCAAAGTATCAGGTAGATACATGGAGAAAGATGAAAAGACTGGTAAAGAAAGAAAAGTGAAGGAAAGAAGTCACGTTATACAGTCTGGTAAAATGGGTAAAAGAAAGTTTAAGAGGGCAGTCAAATCACTAGGTAGAAAATACGGTCAGGATGCGGTGATAACTCAACAAAAAGGATCAAAAGATGCTACACTAAAGAGAACCAGAAAGGGTGGGTTACCCAAGAGAAACATTAAACTTGGGAAGATGAGACCTGGTCGCACTGGTGAAAACGATACCAAGATCAAGGGCAAAACTTACACCTATGACACAAAGTAAACCTTACGATGATAGTAACTGGAAGGAAGAATACCTCAGTTACAAACATGTTACTAAGAGACAGAGAGAACTTCTAGAAGATGGAGCGAAGAGTCTGTCTCAGTCGTGGTTATTAGGTGCAATGTATAATGAGTGGAAGTCTATGAAAGGATATCACAAGTATGATCCTAAAGAAAATAAGGGTCAGTTCCAATCTTCATTCAAGGACTTGTCAAAAAAATGGATAAAGTAGAGGATCTTTACGAAGATATGAAACGACTCAACATGTTGTATGGAGAGATGTGTTGGGATCATAATGTGAGACTTGAATTCAAAGCAGATTATGAAAACAACAGGATCATTATCAAACCAAGAACTCCAAAATTGGATTCTTAATTATCTTAGTAAACCGAATGCAATTTTCAATGGTTTACCACCATGTCCGTATGCTAAAAAAGCATGGTTAGATGGTAATGTAGAAATAAAAAAGTTTATTAGTTACGATCAAATAAGAAATAGTTTAAAAGATATTGTTGGATCGAGAGTAAAAATATTTTACTACGAATATCCCATAATTCCTAGTGCTGAGAAACTAAAGAGCATCGTATCATGGTTGGGAAAAGATAATCCCGACTATATTTTTTATGATGAACATCCAGATACAATAGAAATGATAGATGACGAGATGCTCAATAGTGGTGTGACTGCTATAATTGTACAAGAAAGAAAAGATTTGTTAGAAAAAAGAGCAGAGTTGCAAAAAACAGGGTATTATGATAAGTGGACACCTGAGATGAAGGAGAGGATCTTTGACCGTTGAACTAAAAGATTGGTTGAACTCTATCAACAGCACCAAGAAGAACTTGGTGGAGGATGATCCAGATTGTATCAAACAATACCCACCATATATCATCAATAGATGCCTGTCAGGTCACCTTGATTGCATCATGTATGTCAATGAAATGAACATGAACATTGACCTTGATAAGCAGTTGCAATATGATTTTTATCTAAATACTCTCAGATCTAAGAAAAGGTTTGCACCTTGGATTAGGAAAGAAGAGTTGAAGAACCTTGAGTCTATCAAGTCATACTATGGTTATAGTAATGAAAAGGCAAAACAAGTTCTCCCACTTCTAACCAAAGAACAGATTACATTTATTCAAAATAAACTTGAGGTTGGTGGATTGAAATGAACGTTATGGAACCTGAGTATCAGTGGTCACCTGATAAAATGGTTGAGATATTATTATCTGAACCAGATGATTTTCTGAAAGTCAGAGAAACTCTTACAAGAATTGGTGTAGCATCCAGAAAAGAGAAAAAATTATATCAGTCTTGTCACATACTGCATAAGCAGGGAAAGTATTATATTGTACACTTCAAAGAATTGTTTGCTCTTGATGGTAAGAGAGCGAACTTGAGTGTCAATGATGTGCAGAGAAGAAATAGAATTATTCAACTTCTAAGTGATTGGGGATTGATTACTACTGTCATAGATGAGACACTTGACATAGCACCACTCAATCAAATCAAAGTTATAGCATACAAAGAAAAAAATAATTGGACGTTAGAGACTAAGTATAATATTGGCAAGAAGAAGACCGAACCCCAATAACCGAACTTACAAAAAGAAGCATCGTGTATAATTAGTAGTGTCGCCTTCGGGGACATTACAACTAGACGCTTTAGGAGGTCACTATGTTTGGCACAGATGGCAGTATCACTTTGACTACTGCAGATACATTCGATTATCTTAATAAGATAAGA